CTATGTATATTACAAGTAAAAGACCAAAAAGAAGTTTGTTACAAAATAATTACTATGCGTTGTATCTATCGCTAATTTCAACGGCTAGTGGTTATACACCAAAAGAATTACGTGCATGGGCAAAAGGAAAGTTTTTATCACGAGGAATAAAAGAAATCTACGGAGAAAAGACTAGGATTGTAGATAGTTCTGCGGATCTAAGAATTGGTGAGTTCTGTGAGTTTCTTTGTCAGATAGAAGAAGCTACGGAAATACCATGTCCTAAAACTGATCCGTTCTTGAAAGCACTTACACAAGAGGAGTTTAATGATCTAAAAGAATCTCAAAAACAGGCTTACTCAAAAATGAAAGCTAAAATCGTAATTAACTAACATGCCCTGCATTACCCACAAACTAGTTCTCGTAGGCAACCACTACATTAACGGCAAGCAAGATAGTTCAACTTTCTCCGAGGGTGAATGGCGTGAAGAAAAAGTATGTAAGGTGTGTGGAGTGGTATGGGATTATAAATTAAATAAAAAAAGATGACTCAACAAACATGTGATATATGTAATCCAAAAGAAAAAATACCAGAAAGCGGAACTATGACTGCATGTGGTAAACACTCCGTAGATTATGTTCACCAACAAACATGGGAGGAAAGTATAATCAATCCAAGTAAAGGATTTGGAGACGGTGAATGGAAGGATATTCCTACTTGGCAAGAAAGGTTTGATGAGAAGTTTGATAAACCATTATCAGATATAGTCCATAAACATTTAGCTAATCCTATTAGTCGATATACCTATTACGATAATACAGAGATTAAATCCTTCATCTCCCAAGAACTTAACCGACAGAGAGAGGAGATAAAAGAAATTGCAGAATCATGTAAGGAAGAAATTGAAACTGATGGGGTGACTATTACCACTATAAATTATCAAAGATTTATTAAGCAACTCAAATGACCAAACAAGAGATAATTAAATCTAATAATAATTAAGATGAAAAAGCCGAAGAAAATAAAGATAAAGTTATCCGAAATTGAAATGAGTATAATCATACAAAATTGGTTACTTGATAAGAAAGTTTCAAACATGGGGCTTATTTCAATAGAGGCTCACCGACATATACGAAAGTTTATAAAAGGGTTAAGAGCAATATGTTTATCAGAAGAATTGCAAGACTAATCCCCCACGATAATGGGGAAAAGAAATAAAATGACCAACCCAAAAACAATAGCATATCAGGAACAAATGAAAGAGTTTGAAGCAAGATTCCCATTTTGGAAGGCAGGGCAGAACTGTATGCAAGAACCAACAGATGAATCACAAGATATTAAACATTTTCTTACCTCCTCCTACCTCCACCAGCTTGAAGAAGAGGTGAAGAGGTTGAGGGGGAAGAAAAGGGAATTGAAACACGATAAATGGTGCGACAGTTACGAATGTTCATGTGGTTGGGAACAAGGAGAAGGTTTTAATCAGTGTCTTGATTCCGAAATCGCCCTGTGTGAAGAAGCCATTAAAGAGATAAAAGAATTACGATGAAAAAGAAACCTAAACCATGCACCCACCCTAAACATTTGTATTGCGTAACCTGTGGTAGTGGTGGAGCAAGCATTATCAATAAAACCTAAATATGGCAACAGAACTAAAAAGTGAATTGATAGAGGCGTGCGGTTGGCACACAATCGGATCCGAAGCGGATTGGCGAAAGTGCCAACAGTGTGTGAAGCGGTACAAGAAATACAACATCATCTACGCTGACCCGCCTTGGTCTTATAGGGATAAAGCCCTCGCTGGAAATAGAGGTGCTGGGTGCAAATATCCCGTTCAAAGCAAAGCGTGGTTAGAGGCATTGGATGTGAAAGGTATTGCCGACACCGACTGTATTTTATTTCTCTGGGTAACAATGCCGAAACTCGACGAGGCGTTTGACTTGATAAAGGCGTGGGGTTTCAACTACAAAACAGTGGCGTTCACTTGGGTAAAGCGCAATAAGAAAGCAGATAGTTGGTTTTGGGGAATGGGTAGGTGGACACGCGCCAATGCCGAGTTATGTTTACTTGCCACAAAAGGAAGCCCTACTCGCGTATACGCAGGTGTTCACTCTGTTGTTGATACGCCCATTGAAGGACATTCAAAAAAAACTGATTGTGTTCGGGGTCGAATTATTGACCTTGTTGGTAATGCGCCGCGCATTGAACTCTTTGCACGACAAAAAACCGAGGGTTGGGACGTATGGGGGAACGAAATAGAAAGTGATATTGTTCTTTGACGCTTTTATAAATTAACTAAAAAAATATATGAAAATAGAAATGGGTGAGAAAAAATACTGTCCTGAATGTACACATGAGGAATGTCCAACATGCCACGCTTGCCACAATCAACCATGTGTATTCTTTCAAAATCCTTTTAAAGAATGTTACCAGGCATTATTAAGAACTTTTCCCTCCCCAACTAACTCGTAAATATATATGAATCAAGGCGGAAAATTAGCTGGTGGAAACCCAGCCAGAGGTAGAGCAGATAATGATTATTATGCTACACACCCAGATAGTACAAAAGCATTGCTGGCTGTTGAGGAGATTATTTACCCTGCTTTAGAACCATCATGTGGTGAGGGACATATATCAAAACTGTTAGATGGGTATAGAACAAAGTCTTTTGATTTGATTGATAGAGGATATGGAAATGTGGGAACAGATTTTCTTACCACTGATTTTGTTGGGGAATATGCAACAGTAATTACAAATCCTCCATTTAATTTGTTTCAAGAGTTTGTGGAAAAATCTTTGAGAATAGCTACAAAAAAAGTTATAATGTTTGGTAAGTTACAAGCTCTTGAAGGTCAAAAGCGAGCAACATTTCTTCAAAAAACACCATTACGAACAGTATATGTTTTTAAAAAAAGACAGCAACCTATGAGAAACGGAAAATCAAATGATGAGGTTACAGGAAAGAAAATGAGTTCTACAATGGCGTTCGCTTGGTTCGTATGGGAAATTGGCTATCAAGGAAAACCAACTATTGAATGGATTTAATCCCCCTCACCCCTATAAACAAATGAAAGAAGAAGTCGTAATGCCAAAAGTTCAGATGCAAAAGTATGGTAAAAACTGGAGAGTAACTTTTACTATAGGTTATCAAACATTTGGAGTTGAATCATTCAGAACGAAAAAGGAGAACGAATGGCTTGTAAAAATGCTTAAAGAGGCGTTTGGAAGAATAAATCCACCTAATGAATAATCCCCTACCCCAAAGAGTAAGATATGGTAGAATGTAATCTCACGCTGTCCTTGCAAGGATTTTAGCTATTTATCACAGAGTAAAGAAACACCGTCAAATAAATGGCGGTGTTTTGTTATTTCGGCACAAGAATAGTTTTCTTGCCGTTTTTGACGACAATGATTCTAGTGTCATAGATTGGAAAGGTAAGTTCCAAACCTTGTGCAAGCGATTGTTCATTTGTATGTCAGAGCCTTGTAGGATGACAACATCTACCCAGAGGTGTTTCATGTTCCACCTCCTCGATCAGTTCCTTCGAGAGCGTCCCAAGGCAATTCGTTTTGAATGTGCGTAGGTGGTTCTTCAGGAGGGTGTGCAAAGACTGGACATTCGGTTGTGTTGTCGTTCGCTAACTGGCAACGATACCGACAGATACAGATTAAGCATGGTGAGTAGGTCATACAAACTCCTTCTCAAAAGGTTTATCAACAGGTTTGATTGCTGTAGCTGGGATAGTGAAAATATCAGCATAGTCCCAGAGTGTGGCACAATTCACGTCGCAAAAAGTTTCGTGATGACGATGAAAACAGGGTTGTCCGTTTAATGATTTGTTGCAGTAACGGCAGACCGCAGGTTTATTTTCCATAAGTTTCCTTTCAAGTTGAGTTGTTTAGAGCTGGTCTTGATTCATAACTCTCGGTTATGTTTAATCAAGGGTCTGATCTAAGTATACACCCATAACAAAAATCCACTATTACAGTGTAGTGGATAATTGTTTTAGGATAGCGACATTTTACCGATAGTTGTGTGTTCGTTTCCTTGCTATTAGTATATCACTATTTAACTCCTGTGATAATGTTGTATGTGTGTCCAATTGCTGTCAATCCTGACAAAACGAAACCGATTACTACAGCTACCTGTGGGGAGACGAGACTTGTAATTGAACCTAGACCTGTAATAACGAAAGTAAGAATTATACCGATCTGAACTTTATGACTGTTTATATATGCGAACATGTTTTTATTGTTAGTTTAATAAATCTGATAATAATTATACACCGACCTTTTTGGCTTGTATAGAGCCAAACCATTGCTTCCAAAAGGCTAAAACCCCTGCATAGAACGAATTAGACATTCTTTGCTGTTGAGGAATAGGCGGTACGACCACAATAGGCTGTATAGGGCGTATAAAGCCTTGCGTGGCTACTCCAACATAGTAACCAGAGGCCAGAAACTTAGGATTAGGCTGATATTGGTCATTTATAGTCATATTGCCCACAGAATCAATACTTAGCAACGACACTTCGTGGCAGATCGATGTATCCGTGTTTACAGGTACATTCACTTGATTCCACTGATTTCCGTCTACTGGAATACCAATATTTAATGGTGCTTGCTGTAAAGCTGTTCTCATTGACTGTATATCTGTAGAAATACCCTGACTTTGAATGGTTACATACTTTAAGAATTGCTGACCTAGAGCTTTCATAGCAGGTGTTACACGAGAAACATTATAGTAATCCTCAATAAATACTTCCTCACTAGAATCTGCATTAGCTAAAGCCTGACTATAGTTGAGCATTGAACGGGGTATAAAGCCTCTTGAAGCAAATGACTGCCATGCTTCTGGTGAAGTACCTCCATTATCTAGGTTTCCACAAAGTATCTCATGGAATAGTTCCGATAGTTGGAAAGTGCCATTAACTATATAACCATTAGTATTGAAAAAGTTAAGAGCTTCTGTACCGAATTGATTGTTGGCAAGTAGCCAGTTAATTTGGATCGTGGCGCATTGGACCGAAGAGAGACACCAGCAGTCGTCTGAATCATAATTACCCCACTTTTGATTCTCAAAGAAAGGCGGTTGCCATACTGCATTTGGTTCACGGACAACAAAAGGTATTGTTGATGAAAATATCCCCTTTACAAATGTCTTTATTTTTCTTCGGGGTAATGGTTTGAATTGCATATTGTTAAATCGCTCCGTGTGTTTTGGCAGTATTTATAACTAGTCCGACAATGGCAAGGATAATTACTCCTGCAACTAGATAAATACCCCATGTAAACGCTTTCTCTACCCAAACATTAGCTTTAGTCGAAATTTTCTCATCAATCTTATTCATTACCTTTTCCCAAACTTTCTCTTCGGCAAGAGCATGGTCTTTGATCATTTGCTTAATCTCTCCTACCTCTCCTTTTAAATAATCTATATCTTTTGCCATGAGTTCCATTTTAGTTGTTAATGAATAATCCTGCATGACAATTTACGCAGACTTCTCCTCTGCAGGTTTAGGATTGATAATAGTGTCAAGGACTTTGGCACATTCTACTAGAAAAGCATGTTCCTCTGCGGTCAATTTAGCTAGACGAGTAGCGTTGTAAAGGTTATTAAGGGCTTCTTTTGGAGTGATTTTAGGCATTTGTTGCAAGGTTATAGGCTTGTAATTTTTGTTCTGCTAAAGCTAATTGAGCCTGAAGTTGTTTTATATTATCGTTTAGAAACTTAACCTGATTATTTAAACCCACTAGATTACCCAATTCTACAGAAGTAGTCTGATAGGAATTACCAGCTTGGTCTGTTTGTGTTGTGGTTGTAGAGATTTTGATTTCTCCGTTTGATAATTTTGTTGCTGTTACTGTTGGTGTGTTCATGGATATTATTATAACATTATTTTGATAATCATGCTGTGGATTACTTCCTTAATACAACCAACGACCCTGATTGTAGATAAATCGTAATCCCTTTCTCACTAATGAACTTGTCAATGACTGTCTTTACATCTGGATATTCTTTGTTTCCGTAATCATGGAGACAGATAAAGCCGTTTTTGACTGTATGTTCCCATGCCCAGTTTAAATCCCCCGTGAGAGGCTTTTCAAAGTGTCCTCCGTCAATATAGACCATACCAAATGACCCTTGAACTAGAGGTAAGACATTCTCACTTCGACCTCGTAAGGTGATTATTCTATCGTTCAGCCCTAGCTTCTCCATATTCTCCCTAAAGGAAATTAGAGTGTCCTTGTAAACCACACTTCTATCGTTCCAATATGATTGACCTTTAGCGAACCAATCCACGCAGATTAGAAAGCCATTACGGAGCTTTGCGACTTGTCCTATAACCGAAGCAGAACGACCCACGAAAGTCCCGACTTCTAGGAAGTTGGCGATAGGTGCGTCAATAGCGCAGTTGTGAAGCATACGAGCTTGCTCATCCATTAAAGAACCATGAATATTTTTATAGTCTATTTTCATAAATATAGTGTGGACTGGCTTTGCCAACGTTAATTCGTCTTTTACCTTTGTTTGATTCAGGTACTTTGTATTCAAGCGCTGGATTTAAAGTTAAGTCCGTTCCGTCTGTATCGTAGAGAGGTGTTTTACATTGATAGCTTTTGAATATGAGAGCCTGTTCAGTACCGAGGTGTTCAAAGTGTACGAACTTTATATCCCAACAGACAGCTAACTTCTTTCCGAGATTTCTGATAGATATACCAGCGAAGATATCCTGACCCCAAAATTCATTACAAGGAAAGTCGTGCTTGTCCAAAAACTCACCAGAATAGATTTGAAAACCTGTAGCTGTAGAGGTGAAGTAATCAGTACCAGTTTCTTTCTCTTGTTTGTAGTGGATGTTTCTTATCACATGACCCTCATCAAGATTCCAAATGAGCAGAGCCTTACCTTCGTGCCATGTTTTCATGCGAGGGCATTGAACACCACCAACTGACCATACATCACCTTTTAATTCAGGTAACATTCGTTCATAAGCGTTCTCAGGCACGGCGATATCGTCTTCAAAGAAAACTATTCCTCCACCACCATTATCCTTGCGCCATTGATTGATTATTTGTAGGGTTTCGGCAACCGTAAATCTCTTTGTAAGGAATAATTCCCTTTGCTCATCTTTGCGAGGGCTTTCAGCCACATCAGCATATTTCTTAGGTGGGTCTTTGATGTAGTCTACTGACTTCCATTCGTTACCATGCTCTGCGATATACTTTTTGAATAGGGCAGTTATCTCGTCATCTTTCGCCATATCCACAAAGAGAAGTTTCATCTCACTTCTTGGCATACGGACACGCTGAAAATTGTGAAGCCAGACTTCATGTGTTTTGAGACCTCTATTTATAAATGGGCAGGCGACTATCATGTTAGTTTACTGTTACTGTTCCGTCTGGATTAGTTGTTGTCTTTATTGTTGTCGTCAGGGTTATATACGAAGGATTCACAACAGAAAGAACTTGCTGACCAACAGTCAAGAATTGGAGTAATGCACCTGCGTCTGTTCCCCATTGAATTAGAACTTGTTGTGGTGTGTAGTTAGGGTTATTGAATACTCCATTGAAAATGGAAGCTATACCAGCACTAAGCGTATTATTTACATTGATAAGCGAAGCCTTCTGACCGTCTACTGTCTCGCTGATTGTTGGAACTGATCTTTTTATTTGTGGTATTAATGACATATGTTTTTAATTAAACCCATGATGACCCATTATAATAAGTTTGGGCATGAGTTGAAAAGTTATAAGCTAATTGACCCTCTACTGGCGAACTAATCGTAGTGTAATCTGGTAATAAATATCCCATCGCTGCCGACATCGCATTTAGAGTTGCTACTGGACCGACTGAAGCCACTCCACCTGCACCTGCTGCAACACCAGAACCACCAGTAACGACTCCTTGTGAATATACAGGACCATCTACTTCCAATCGACCTGTTTTAATTGCTCCTGCGTTAATTCCAGCGACTTCTAGACCAGCGAATTTAATAACATAAAGGTCGCCAGCACTATTATCTACAAGATACACATAGTTACCATCAGAGGTGATACCATTGACCGAACCTCCATAACTTAGATGAGCAACACCTACAGGAGCAGTTGGGTCATACACATCCATACACCAAAAGTCATGGTAGCCAGTAGAGAATATATATCGACCATTAAGAGTACAAAATGTTTGATATGCACCCAAGTGTGTCGTTGAAACAATATAAGGTGCTGTTAAATCACCGATATTTAATATAACCAAATCTCCAGTATTATACATTGGAACGTAAACATATGGAGAATTAACTTGAAGTGATGGTCCAGAGCCTGATTCAACAAATGTCGAAGAAACTAGAGATGGACTAGAGGCATTTTGAAGACTATATATATTCAGATATGTGCTACCTCCATTGTAAAGAGAAACGAACAAATTATTTTCACTTACTAGAGTATAAAATCCTGACACAAATCCTGTACTAATTGTATTCGCCAATTTAGGAGATGATGGATTTGAAACATCTACTACAACAAGATTTCCTGTGTTGTCAGCCGTGTACACATACGAACCAGCTACTGCTGTACCTTGATAATATGAAGCTCCTGTTAATGTGCAATACCCAAAGAATACAGGAGCATCTTTATTTGTAACATCAATGACCTCCATATAATTACCATTTCCAAACAGATATACATAGTTACCTTGAACTGCACAAGTTCCAGGACTTCCTCCAGTGATATAAGTAGGATAATAAACTCCAAGTATTTTCGGGTTGGTTGGAATCGTCAAATCATAAATCTGAAGATGACAAGCATAGTCGACTGAATAACCGAAGTTACCCGCTTTCACAAGATAGTTTGGTCCGTCATGACCTGCTGCAGTAACTGAACCCACTTGAGCTATTTGACTAACATTAGTAATGACATTATTTAAATTCTGACCAAGATTAACATTTCCTGCAACAGAGAGATTATTGTAAAGAGTAAGTCCACCATTAGGGTCAAAGAGAAAATCTAGCCCACCACGAATAGAATCATAAAGATAAAATGTTTGAGTGCCGTCTTTGTAAACATCGTTACCCATTTCATACTTACTTTCAATGTTTCCATATCCAACATTATCAGAACCTAACCAATGAAATACTGTAGAGCGACTTGTGTTGACGGGAGAGTTTCTGTTTTTTAAAAATATACGAGTACGATTGTCGCTTGAACTTTCACCTGATATTTGTGCAATACCTTCGCTATCTCCACTACCGAAGTTATTACCATAAACATCTAAAACAAATTGAGGATTTGAGAGACCAAAGCCATGATAAGTGTGTGTGGAATAAAAAGTATCTTCCTGTAACTGAAGAATGTGAGAATGACCCCCACTAGCCGACATTTGAAAAAATCTTGATTCGCCATTTAATGACATCCAAATACTTGCCCAGTCTTGGTTATCAAATTTGAACACACCGCCATCATATCCCATGTAGGCTTGATGTCCGCTTCCGTCATTATAGAAAATAAGACCTTTTTTACCTTGTGGATTTATGGAAATTGTTGAACCACCAACTTGCCAATAAGAACTTGAACCGCCATTACCGAAGTATCCTGCACCGTAGGAATGTAAAGATTGGTCTCCAAAATCTACCCAAAATGGGAAATATCCCCCTGAACCTGTTGGCTCTGCACCACTAGTAAGAACCCAGACATCGCTACCAGCGCCAGTAGGTTTATAAGATGAAACTGAATTAAGATAGGCAAATCTAAACTCTCCACCAGATTGAGGTGTAAAACGGATTGTGGCAGCGCCTGTATTTGTGGCGTCTCCTACGGAAACTTTACCCCTAAAAGAGCCATTACCACTACTATCCAAAGTCGCATTATTAGTACCTGTTATAGTGTTAGTCCCTGAACCGAAGGCTATCTGTGTAGCACCGATTGAGCCACCGATAGTGCCTGTATTGACTGCGTCGAGATTTGAGGTGAAGGGATTAAATACAAATTTCATTTAAGTTTGAATTATAGAAGCCATGACTGCTTTAGTTGAATCGGTGTAGTTGATCGTGAGAGTCGCTACAGTAGTACCGCTTACACCGCCAGATTTATATACATATACATCGGAAGTTGAACCTGAATAGTTTGGAACTATCGCATTATATGGTGGTATAGCAAAACCAGTAGCAGGATTTATTATCGTGCCGTTTGCGTTTTCTATTTTAGCAGGTGTTCCTGCACTATTTGTTCCGGGTTCTATCATCGGATTGATTTATTACTGATAATGTGATATATTTTAACCATGATTGACTTAATACTAGGTTGTATCGGATTAACTATATTTTGGAAAATTACTGATGTCATATTTGGGGATTGTTAAACTCCGTTAAGAACGATTGCACTGGTTTGTTTACTAAACCCGGAGCTGAAGCGACTAAACCTTTAATTAAATGACTAACAGTGTTAGAGTCTCCATTTTCTAATGCTGATGCCAACTTTGATTTTACCAATGCACTGGTCGTATGCCATGCAGGACTATTCACAAAATCAGATAATCCTTTCATGATAGCACTTCCAATTATAGGATGACCACTAGGTAATCCACTCATTGCACCTATACCGCCAGCTATACCTTTTCTAATTACTCCGCTTTGTCCAGTCTTTCTGTTTATTGTATTTTCAAGGACTTGTGATGCTTTTGACCAGAAACTAAAATCTTTATTCAGTTTCGCAATATTAGGATATTGCTTAGCAAACTCACTTCGGATCGAATTAGATAATTCTAACCGAGCTGATTTATTTACTGTATCCAATGCAGTAGGAGAAAAACCACCCCTAGTGGCATTGTCTATTGACTGTCTCAATTTTCTTACATTTGCCACATCTGAAAATATCTTTTGTCCGTCTTCCGAGGGAGTAAGACCTATATTTGCAAGGTCTTGTGTCATAGTGGTAAGTGCTTCTGCATCCGCTTTATTAGTCGAAGGCAATTTTCCATTTATGTACAAATCACTGATTTTTTGATTTAGATTCTTGAAAAGATTTGTAACTTCAAACTTTGCATCCTGTGGAAGTGCTTGATATCCATTCTCCAAATCTTCACTAGCTTTTTCCATATTACCCTGATACTTTTCAAGTAATCCTTCACGAGAGGTTGAAATAATACCTTTCTGTGCCAATTGAGGAGCTATTTTTTGAGTAATAGCTTTGTCTTCTTTACCTGTAGGGTTCAATACATTCGTTATATCTTTTGTGGCACTTTTTTGTAACGAACCTTCACCTGCTCCTCCAAACTTATTAGCCAATCCACCAGTCACACCACCTAATACTGCACTGATATCATTATTTATATCCAAAGGATTTATTGACTGACCAATATCTTTTCCTTGTGAAAGATTAGAGGCAACACCCATACCATAACCAGTAGTTGCTCCTCCAATAATTCCTTTTCCTGATAATGCCTTAGAGATTAAATTACCACCTTTTGTAGCATCAGCAATAGCTCCTGCACCCTCTACGCCAGCTTGTACGCCTCGTGCAGCTTCTCCAAACTCACCTAATCCGGGAATAAAAGGAAGTATCGAAAGAGCGGCATCTCCAACTTGTTGTAAACCTGTCTTAGTACCATCACCTTTAATATCGTGGTACACATCCCCTACTATAGGAAATGCAAAATCTGCTGCATTTTTAATTGCTCCCCCAAAATCACCTTTTTGTATATCACCTAAAAATCCACTATCTCCTGTTGAAGAAGCGCCAGGTACAACAGGAGCTTGTCCATATTTCTGTTGATACTCTGCTCTCGTCATTTTAACTGGTTGAGCAGTATTATCTTGTTGAGGTTGAGAAGGTGTAATCTGATTATTTTGTGCATCTGAAATAGGCGGAGGCGCTCCGTAGGTTGCCTGATATTGCGCTCGTGTCATTGAAATTGGCATGTTAGTCAGTGATTATTATTTGTGTTCCATCTGGTGCAGTTACTGTTGGACCAACTTGACCTGCTGAAGGGTTAGGATTTCTTCCACCACTAATATCTCCTGCAGCCGTTTGATAACCGCTAATCTTCTTTTGAGCCTGTGCATCAAGACCTTGAATAACTTGCTGGATTGTCGATCCCTTAGCCAGAGTATTTATCAATCCTTGTGCAGTAGCACGAGACGAATCAGTTGAAGCACCAGGATTAAGTATTTGAGCATAGGTTGCTGCAATATCTGTCATCTGATTCAGCAAAGTCTGGTATTGAGGATCACTTGTATTTGAAGCAATGGCTTGAACTGCTGAGTTTGCCGCAGTTATGTTAGATGGATTAAAGTTTTTAGATGTCGCAAGTTGTCCTATCAACGCATTACTCATATTTGAAACACTGTCTCGTATACCACTTAATTCGCCTGCAGTCTGAGTATTAGATGCTATAGCACCTGCATTACCTGCTATTTGTCCTGCCTCATATACAGAATTTGCTCCTGCTTTTCCGTAAGTAGATTGCTGATATGTAGGAGAGTTTTTCAAGTAATTATTTTGGAAGTTTTGTAGATTTTCAGCAGGGGTTTGTGATTGGTCATACTTGAATGACTGTCCATTAGCGTCTTTCGCATCAGGATATGAACCTATAAGATTATTGACCTGTTGAGCGTTCTGGTATCCCTCATATCCACCAAGACCGCCAGCGATAGGCTGAGCATTATATGGATTGACTTCAGTCGTTCCAGGGGCTACCGCTACTGGGGTATATCCTTTCTCTAGTTGACTCTCTCTGTTATTAAAACCTGATTGCAAAGCTGACATTTCAAGTCCTAGATTTCCTTCTTCCTGTGCGGTTTTCATAGCATTGAAACTTCCTGCACCTGTTTGATTATTAAAGAAATCTGCTGTTGTAGGACTAGATAGAGCATTTCCGTATTGGTCTGTTACGAATTTATTTTGATTGCCTTGTATATTGGCTTCTTGACCAGCAACATTTTCTATGTTTGCGTTTATTGCCGACAATAGAGGGTCATTCAACATAGCGTTATCAGTAGTTGAAGGATTTGTCGTAGTTGTAGCAGGATTTTTTGCGACTGGTGTTGTAGGAGTTGTAGGAGTTGTTGTACCAATACCATATCCAAGAGAGTTATTGCCTGTATTTGCAGGTGTTCCACTACCTGTTGGCTGAGGAGAATTAGCTACTTTAGGAGCATATAATCCATTTGTAGCAATATTTTTATTTGCGTCAGCAGGTGAAACTTGATTATATAACTGACTTACTAAATCGTTACTTTTTGCACCTTGACTTATAACATTTGATTGTGCAGAAGTATTAGCAGGATGTTGGACTGCTGTTGAACTGGCTACTTTAGACGGATCAGTTTGTCCGACTGGAGCAGGAGTATTTACTGGACTATTAGTATTTCCTTGTCCAAAAGAAAGCATACTGGAAAGATTAAAAGGTTTGTTTATTGCGTTCAGTCCTTGACTAATGTTTGGTATTGGCATGTTATTTATTATTAAGAAGCTATTACTTCAGGCTTTTCGACTACCTGTACTTGTTCTAATTCATCGTTACCCAAGAACTGCATACAGACTTTAAGCTGAATCTTTGTGTCGTTATTATTTATAGGAAAAGAAAACTTTGAAAACTGAGGTTTTAGAGTTGTAGTTGGTGTTATTGTACCAAGTTTAATCCAATGTGTAAAACGAGCCGTAGCAGTATTTGTCCCCACTCCTGTGAAAGTGTCATCGAGCGCAACAGTCAGACCACTATTTGTTATTGATGTGATGTGAGCTGACTTTCCCCCACCATATCCTTGTACTATTTCGACCTCATCTCCAACAGCATAACCAGCAGTAATTACGGAAGAAGATGCTGTGAAAGAAGATGTATTTATCCAAGTGATTGACTGCTCTGTAGGTATGTCAACGATAGAACGATATTTCAAAACTATCTCATCTGCACTATTCAATAATTTTCTATAACGTGCATATACCATTCCCCACATACTTTCTATGTTTGATGAGTACATTTCAGGAGTGATTATATAACCCCATTTCTGAGTAGTATTTAGAGAATCGTTTGTATTTATTCCAGTTGAAAATGCTGTACTGCCACCGAATAATAAATTACCTGCATATGATCCAGCACCAGAATAAACATTTGCGTCTACTAAAGCGCCTACACCAGTTACATAGTTTTGTCCATAGTCAGTTATGGTTGTTGTCCCCACCCCAGTATTTGTGAATGATGCTTTATGATACAGACCTACAGACGGCTCATACTCCCAGACACCTGAAGGACAGTAAGGCTCTATACCAGTATCAACAGCATTATTGACAAGTATATTTATTTTATCCCATGAAACTGTCATACCATTTGGATGAATGAAACGACTGTTATAGAAAGTATTAGCACCACTCAATAATCTTTTATTATAAAGAGGAAGTCTTGCAATTTCTACAAAGTTAGCTCCGTTATATTCCATTAAAAATCCTCGTGCATCTATGATGTAAGGTATATCGTTCAAAACAACACATGAATATGCTCCGTTAGATTTAAGTTCAATTTGCTTATCAAAAGTTATAGGAGAAATACCATCCCAGACGAAAACATATCCATGTCCACCTAGTGTACTCATAGTACCTATGAACATTCTATTTTGAGCTACCTTCATGAACGTAATAGATAGGTTGTTTGCATTTGCAGTTTTTACAGTTATCGTGTTCTGGTTTCCTACAGTATTTCCTGCATTTGATATATTCCACGAAACGATATCCGTAAGATTATTACTCATGTACATCAAGTTGTTGAATACACAAAGTAAATGAGGAGTATTGCCTACAACACTTAATCCTGTAACTGGAGTAGACCATGTTGCACCATTGTACATATATATATTTGAACCAGAGCCTGTTACATATAACTGTCCATAAGCATAGGTAGTAGCATTAAATATTTCCATATCTGTATAACGAGAATCTAAATCAGTAGGAGTGCTTGCAGTAGCGTCTTTCGTAAAACCACCAGAAGGATTCAATGTAGAAGTCATATAGACATATCTACCTGCTGCCGTTACCCATTTATTATTATAAGGTTTTATTGCCACAGGAACGTCATCAGTTGCGGTATTAAACATTCCTCTAGGAGATACACGAATCTTTCCTTTATTAGTATATAAGTCACAATTAAAAGTACCAGTAAAATCTCCTAATACAGTAGATGTATTGAGTTGAAGAAGGTCAATGTTTGTTTCTCCTACTCCGAAATTTTTGAATGATGATGGTATTACGATTGTCATGTTATTATGTTTTGATGATAAATGAAACAACTAAAGACGGCTGAATGTTGTTATGCGCTCCACCACCACCAGTTGATCCAGTATTTCCTATATTTATAATCGTGTTATAAGCAGAAGTAGTAGGATAAGAAGTACCTGATGCAAATTGTCCTGTTGTTTGTGGATGAGTATGGGCAGGCATTTCTGTAATAGAAAGTGTATGAGTTGCTTCACCGACTGCGCCACCTAGAGTACCGAAGTTTGTGTCGCCTGATTTATAACCAGCAGGAACATTACCTCTTAAATCTGGCACGTTAAAATGAGAACCGTCTGCACTTCCATAAGTCGTACCAATGACCGCAAAAAGTGCTGCATAAGTACCTGAGCGAGCATATGATGTGCCATCACACAAGACATATCCTGTAGGAGCAGATGAACCACCAAAAGCAGATATTGTACCAGTCGGAGCAGAAGATGAAGAAATTAAACTCCATGTTGTTGCGCCGTTTGTGTTTATATAGACAGTTGCATTATCTGTTCTTGAATATAAAGTACCTTCAGGAGCGTTAAATGTAGGCGCACCAGAACCAGAAGTTATAGGAGCATTTACAGGAACATTCCAAAGTTTGCCATTATAAGTTATTTGAAGATAACTAGGTGAAGATTCGAGAGTAGGATTTGTTGCACCTGATAGGACACCTGCATATTGAGTACCAAAAATTACAGCACGCTGAACATTACTGCGAATTTCATGTGGCATTGTATAGCTTATTTGATTCTGCTCCAAATAAGAACATCTTATTGAAAGAGCTTGTATAGAATCATTAAGTTTTTTAATATCGTTATCCATTATTATTGATTAGTTGACGAACCTGTGATGTTCACAGCCAAATTAGGATTGATGAGACTCTTACCAAAATCATCATGTACAGTCGGATCAGTAGACTTATTACCGAAGTCAATCATCATCTGTGCAAATGATTTATCTGCCTTTTCCGTATATGCTCTTGCTCTTTCTGGGTCAACAGAAATAGTCTCGTAGTATTGAGCGACTGCCATATAAATAGGAATGACTTGATATGCTTCTGGTATTTGTGAAGTTTCTCCGATGAGATAAGTAGCTGAACCTGATGATATAGCAACACCTTGATAGCCTTTTTTAAGTGCCAAAGTAGTTGTGTTGTAAACAGTCTCTACTTTGTAATAAATACCATCTCCTGTCGTTGGTGCAATCTGCATATACCAGCCTTGCATATAAGTAGCCCATGATGTACCACTTCCTGTAACGATTGAACCGCCAGTCGCAGTATTGATAGTAACTGCTGTTGTCTCAGCAGAAACAAGTCCAAAAGTCCAAGTAACCGTAGTTGCACCATTTGTTAAGGTCACAAGCCTTTTTTCGCCTGTATTAAAGACCATTTCATAGGTATCTGTAGGAAGTGTCCAATTAGACGATAAAGTAGCCGACAAAGCCCCTACAATAGGCGTGGCGGTGAGTGTGGCAGTAAATGGTACTGATACTATAGTTCCTGTCGTATAATCGGGCTGTGAGAAGTTTTTAGAGTCTTCCTGATAGCGAATAGTTGCCTGATTGTAACCAACCGCAGGTTTAGGATAGAGACCTACTTGACCATCATAAAAGAAATAATACTGTGGAATGTCAGATTGAATATTCTGATTCATATTTAAGGTGATCCAACGTTCCATCGAAGGACATTCTTCAGGTTGCCAATTAAATCCTGCTACCGCTGGAATTGTACCGCTATTGTTATTCACCAAAACTGAAAGTGTAATAATTTTACGGACATTCTGTGGCATTTCATAGAATTGAACACCAGGATATGTAACCATCGAAACACTATTCGTTCGCTCGGTATAGATAGAAGGTATTTTATGTACTGTTTCATTGTCATATTGCTGTAATTGTGTAGCAAAAAAAGCATCAAACGAAGTGGTGTTCGTATTGTTTGTGAGTTGCTTTGCGAGTTGTAGAGAGCCTGTGTATGTATACATATATTTATATAAAATTAAGTAAAAAAGCTGCATTGGTAGTTGAAGCTGTATATGTTAAACGAACATAACCTCCTGCACCGATTCCACCAGATGTACCAGAACCGTAAGAACCTGAACCACCACCACCGTAGTTATTTCCAGTAGAACCATTACCACTACTTTGTGCGCCTTGTGCGCCTGCGCCAGCAATACCACCAGAAGCAGCAGAACCACCTCCATTACCTGTAGTTGTTCCACCATTACCACCTGTATCGGCTGCACCACCACCACCACCACCATAGTATGATCCAGCGTCTTTTCCATTTATTCCACCATCGCCACCACTATAAACAGTATCTCCTATACCTGAACCAGAAGCTCCACCTGCACCTCCACCGCCACCATTTTTCTGACCACCTTTACCACCTTTAGCTAAAACTGTGCCAGAAGTAGAGAACCATGAATCATTACCGTCTCCTCCATTTACAGATGATGTACCAGCAGTTCCACCAGTTCCGACAGTTACAGTATAAGTATTACCAGGAGTAACGACTATAGTATTCTTTTTTGAATAAGCCCCTCCACCACCACCAGATCCGCCACTTGTAGGAATTGAACCATTTGAACCACCAGCACCACCTCCAGCACCCCACACTTCTACTTGAACAGAAGTAACCCCTGCTGGAGCTGTCCATGTTGTTGTAGTTGTAAAGGTTTGTACTGACATATTATTGTGTGGCAATTAAATATCCTTCAAAAGTATTTGACCCGGTACAGCGAAATCCGTATGAAGTATATCCGTTAGATGTAGTCGTTTGAACAGGAGCAGTACCACCTGAAGTAATCCATGTAATACCAGAAAACCACGTTACTGTATATGAAGTACCTGAACCTTGTTTTACAACCACCATAAAACATTGACCTATTGAAAAATTTGATTGTGTAAATGTTTCAGAAGCCGCCAATGTTCGAGTAAAGATATTGGCAGTAGAACCATCAAGAGCTTGCGCAACCATTGCCGTAACAGTGTTTATAATCTTCTGAAATGTCTTAGCTCCCGTCACAGTCTCCGCATTTCCAAGTGTCATAGCTGTACCAGATGAAGCTGGTCCAGTTAAGGTAACACCATCGGGAATAGTCAAAGTTGAACCAGTAGCAGGAGCTGTAATTGTTACTTTATTTATAGTTGTTGCTGATGCTACGCCAAGTGTAGGAGTAGTAAGAACTGGTGATGTAAGAGTCTTATTTGTTAAAGTATCCGTCGAATTTTTGCTGACAAGTGTATCTGTTGCACCTGTAGGTAATGTGAGTATTCCACCAGAAACAGTAATTGATGCGATGCTAGGAGTAGTGAGAGATGGCGAACCAGACAATACGACAGTCGAACCTGAACCTGTCGTTGTGGCGGCTGAAATTGCTGTGCCATTACCTGCAAGGACAGGAGCATTTATTGTCGTGGAAAGAGTAATAGCAGGCGTAGTAGTCGCTGTGGCGACTGTTCCAGCTAATCCATTAGCTGATACCACAGAGACAGATGTAACCGTTCCTGTCGCACCAGTATTCGTTATAGTAGTAGTTCCTGCCACCGTAGCCACAGATATACCTGTGCCAGCAGCAATTACCTGTGCTTGTGTTGTATCTCCATTTATAGAAAGAATACCACTGCTTGCAGTAGCATTGGTAAGGACACGATGAGTGACAGGGTCTACGGCGACAGTAACAGGAGTAGAATAGTCTACGTTTGATACTCCTACGAGAGTTGCGACACTATTGACATCTTTGATTGAATATCCCATATATTTATGTACTTTTTGTTAGGAGATTACCGTTGCTATCCGCATATATAGCTACAGGGGTAGTAAAATCTGCTGATGACACGCCAATGAGTACCGATACTCCGTTGTCATCTTTAATAGCACGAGTGAATCCATAATCAGTTCCTGTAGTGCCGTCAGAAATGCAAAGTGCGTGAGTAGTCGGAACGACATACACTCTCTGTATAGTTACACCGTCTGTATTTAAAGGACAGATGAGTGTTGATACGCTATTTACATCTTTGGTGGCATTACTCATGTTTATTCAAGTGCTTTAGTAAGTTTATCGACCTTTGTTTGAAAATCTCTTTTATCTTCTGCTAGATTTGCTACTGCTACTTGATGTGTCGCTTTTTCGTTTTCCAACTGACTTCTTTCGACATCAAGTTTTGAGCGCTCAGCAGAAATTTCTGAACGAATCCTATTAGCTTCGACTTTGACCGAATCAAGCTCTTTGTTCGCTTCTGCGACTTGTGTTTTAATGTCTTCATTTCTTTTTACGAGTGAATTATATTCCTCGCTGGCTGCCTGTTTATCAGCTATCAGAGCTTCTGTGCTGTCAATGACCTTTTTCTTATCAGCAGTTAAATTAAGAATCTCTGATTGTATTCCACGAAGAACGATAGTAAGGTTTCGTTCCTCTGCTTTGAGTTGAGCAATATTATATTTTAGTACGTCTTCTTCGGTTTTCATATTTTTTACATGTCATATGCTACGTAACTCGGTGTACCCGACGAAGCCACCGTTATAATACCTCCATAAACACATTCTCCTGCTTCTACGATTGCACCACCTGAACCATCAGCAGCACCAGCACCACCTTTTAAAATGATGTCGTAGCTCGATGTTGTAGCGCCTGACCCGAACTTCACATATAGTGCGCCTGTGTCAAGATTCTGAATCGAGAAGAATCTACGATCAACAAACGCTGCGAGAGCTGTAGTGCTATTTGAAGCACCATTTGTTCTCGTATTGATTGATTGTCTTTGTATCATTTTTTTAAGTGATTAAGTGTGATTTCTAATGTTGCGTATTTGTCTGCAATCTGTCTATCCTTATCGTTCAATTCCTTTTCTTTGACTTTGAGTTGAGCTTCCTTATCATCAAGTTCGTAACCTCTCTCACGGAGATAATCCAGTTTTGAGGCTATTTCTATGTCCCTTTTAGCATATTCCGAATGAAGTGAATCTATTTTGAATAAATATTCATTCTCTCGCTCTTTAAGGACTTTTTCTTTGTAAAGGACTTGTTGCTCACGCTTATCAAGGTCAAGTTTCTTTTCTCCAAGCCTGTCTGATAAGTCTTCGGTATCTGATATCAGCTTATCGGCTTTAAGCTCTCGCTCAAATGCTGACTGCTCTTTATCAGATATGAATAACTCTCGGACTTGAACATTCGTCTCCCTTTCTTGTACAGCCTTCTCTCTTTCGATTAAAGGTTTTTCAAGATGAGTACGCTCCTGTCTTTTAAAGATAAGGACATTCTCCAGATCGGCTATATCTTTAGACTTTTGCTCTTTTGAAGCATTGTACTCAGATTCCAGTTGTACCATTTTGTCCTTAAAGATATTCTCTAACCTTTCCAAGTCAGCAGTCTTCTCGAATATCGCTTTTTCAAGCTCTTTATCGAGTTGTGTGCGGTCTACGATAGGTCTTTTGAATATTCTTGTGGACATTTATTTTACATACTGTGAATCTTTAGATTTTCTACCCCCTTTGCCTAAGCCTTTTATGAGTGGAGCGCCGGCATTGTTTTTGTCGTCTGAAGCATCTGCGTCATCATCTTCTGATGTTTCCTTTTGAGCGACAGCTTCTGTCTTATTCTCAGGAGCAGGTTTAGCTTCTACAGCGTCTGTGTCTTTGATATCTATTCTCTCGAATGAACCAGCGACACCTGGCTGTTTTGACTTCTCAGGAAAACACTTTGCTTGAAACTCATTCATAAGATTCTCTGGTAATGCTTCATACTTAGCGGCTGCCTGTACTACTTCATCAGGGCTGAGTTTATCTGCTTTTGCTTGCTTCTTTGCTGCTTCTGCCATTTGGTGAAGCTCACGAGTTGCAAGGTGCTTAGCGAAATGAACTGCGATATCTGAAGGAATACTGTATGTGCCACCGGCTGCGAATGTATATGGTGTACCAGCATAGTTGTGAGTAAAATCTGTGCTTGTCCAATTTTTGAAAGGAACTTCTTTGACGAATTGAATGTTTGACATATTTGTTAGCAGGGGTTTGTTTAATGTCTAACTCTCAGCAAAAGACGTTTAATTTTTAATTATTTCCTCTCTAATCTCTACCCCTTACCTACCGATATTATAAGGGATAAAGTTAGAGAAGAAAACTAGTAACTAGTCGATTCTCATGTTGACGAATGTGTACAAACCGTCTGAACCAGCCTGATCTGCTGAAGCAATACGCTGTGTAGTTGCGGCTGCAACCTGCAAAGCACCTGCTGTGGTTCCTGATGGAGCCATATCAAGTCCTTGTGTTGTTGTACCCTGACCGAGACATGTACCAATACCACCTGTCAAGAACCAACCCCATGTTTGAGCAGGAATAGCAACTTGGTTTACACCAGTTATTGTTCCTGTAATTGTTGTAGGAGCGATTATGACTGCTGAGTATGGGTTTGCCCATAGGTTAGCTGTAGCTGTACTTGCTGTAGCAATAACTATTGGGTCTTGCAATTGCAAAACGATAGTTGTTGAAGAAGTAACGGCTGCATTTCCCTTGATCTGGAGTTGCTGAACTGAACCAGTACCAGTAACAATCGAGATAAAACCTTGTGAGAAGTAGTTAGCTGCGACTGTTGCTGCACCGCCGTTGAATGTATAAGTGATTGAAGTATCACCGATACTCTGAGCAGAAACTGTACCAAGAGAATACGAAGATGACTGAACAGGGCCTTGTGTATTCTTGTTTGTGGCAAGAGTAGTAGAAGCTGTGTTGTTGAATCCGAGACGGAATCTTCGACCGTCTGAAGTGATACCCAAGCCTCCTATTGTAGAAGGTGTATCTTCGATATTAGCAGGCACGTAGGTCTGCAAGACATCGAATGGTGAGAGCTGAATGAAACCTGAAAGCATGTTTTTTAATGATTAAGGTTGATAATGTTTATAATGCGATGAACTTAGAACCGACTGTACATACTGCTGTATCTGTAGCGTTAAAACTAAAGACAAGATATGTACCTGCTGGCCACAACTGTAACGTTGCATTAACTCCAGTTCCTGAAGTTGGTGCTGTCGTAGAAGATACATACAAAGTTGCTGATGTGGTAGCTAAAGTCAAGTTAGCTAAATAAGCTGTGCTTGAAGTTGTAGCAGCTGTCGAAGTAGCTGCTGTAACTGCCCAGGAACTATTCTGACTCTCTGAAGCAACTCCAGTACAAGCTGCAAAAGTATCAGTAACAATTCTGTCGTAACTATTGTTATAGATTGCGAATGAACCTGTTGTAGTAGCAGTTGTAGAAGCCTGAATAGTCTCCTGAGCCACCTGAAGCTCTGACTGGACTGTTCCGCTAGGGCTACCTGAACCAACGAGTTGCGAAGGCTGTCCGTGGGTCGCATAACCGATTACTACACCAACGATGAGAGCAATGACACCTGTTAGAATGTAATTTTTCATATTAATTGATGTAATAAGATAGTGGTAATGTCGAGCTTTCGGAGTTCGATGAAGTAATTACGACATTTCCTTCATTGTAAGTATAAGACCAGTTTCCTGCTTGTGGTGTAGACCCTGTAACCCATATTTCTATTTGACTATTAGGACTGATATTTCCGTCTGTGATAGTAGTAGTAGCTCCACCTGCACCCCATGTGGTTGTAGCTATTTTCTTGTATCTCATTCCTGGAATATCGTTTGCTAGTGAGTATGACATGATTTTTGTAATTTAACCCTCCTCGTTCTTATAGAGTCAAGGGTGAATCTATTAAATACCTGTGATGTTATAACCAACACCATGACGGCGTGGGTTCTTTGACCAGAACTCACCGGCGAGGATAACACGACCGACATAGGCAAGCTGATTAACAGGCTTGACCCAACCAGTCCAGTGGAATCCAAGACCCTTAACATTCTCATAATCGTTGTCCTCAAAGTCCTTTTCAACGAACTTTACAGGCTCTGATTCTGGGAACTTCTCGATAGCACGGAACTCTATATCTTCCTCACGGATGAAGAAGAGCTGACCACCGCCAGTAGCGATAGGAACTTTACGATCTGGGACAATACCAAGACCTTTATAAGTCAAAGTAGTGAAGCCAGCAGTACCTGCGAGACCTTGCTTGTTATCCTTGCGGATTTCAGGCACTGTCGTATAGAGACGGTTCTTAGGTTCAATCAACTGTTCGTAGTATGAGTAAGTGTTACGATCTGCAAGACCCATTGAAGGCATGATTGTGCCATCGGTGATAGCGTTGTAGAGCGTAGCCATTTTCTGCAAACTGATGTTTGGAGACCAGTTCGTGCGTGTTGCATCCAATGTAGGGAAGGTTGTACGAGACAAGCCACCATAAGTAGCATAGTTCGTTCCGTCATCTACGATATTTGCAAGACCGTTGAAATCGAGACCGCCATTACCTTGACCATCAAGGTAGAAGATGTTACCGATAGAGTCAGCCATGTCTTCTGCTGATGAAGTCATTTCGGCTTCAGCGAGGTCGAGGACACGTTCGTCATCGGTCATGTTGACTGCCATATCCGTTAGAGAAATGGTAACGTCAATCTGATAAAACTTCGCAGGGAAGAGCAAATACTGACGTGTATTGACTGCCTGTGAAGGAAGTGTTTGGAATCCAGCGAATGATGTTCCGTTGGTATTCTTTACAACCTTGACTGATTTCTTAATCTGCTCACCTCTCCATTTCTCAGGAGATGTAAGGATTTTTTCAGTCAATGGATTTTCACGAAGCACTGTGTCTGTTACTTTTGGTAACAAATATGTGTTTGTGAGTGTGTTTAATCTTGACATATTCTTATAATGTTATTGATAATTTGTTGATAATCTATTCCGCATCTCGCCAGTTACCTCTGAGAGCCTTTCGGGAGATTGAAGGAATATTATTGTTCGATGAGGCTTTAACCTTTGAACGCATGATATCCGCACCTATCTTCTTTTGAGTCTCTTTCGTAGTATCTGGTTGCTTTGGCTGTAACTTTTGCATAAGTGTCAAAGACTTTCTGAAATCGTAGTTTCCTTCTGCGTCTAACAAACTTCCTGCACCATATTCCTTTTGGAAATCCACCATAAACTTTAGAAGCTCATTCCTCTCGAACTTCAATCCCTCGTCTTTCATCTCAGCAAGTTGAGTATCTACATACTCCTGTGCTTCCTGTTGATTTTTAGCTTCGGTCTGGGTCTTATTTTCAAGGTCTTTGGCAATCTCCTCCTTGATACGTTCACGTTCAGCTTGCGTAGCGGCGACATAATTTTCGTACGACTTCTTTGCTTCTGGTGTGTCTCCATAACGAGTCTTCCACCATTCAGGCAATACTGTTTCGCTCTTATTGCCCTTTTTTAGCTCCTCGATCTGTTTTTCAAACTCAGCGACACGCTTTTCATATTCTTTAAGCGTTTCCTGTGTCTTCTTCCAGCGAGGATGCTGATGAAACGGTAATTTTTCAGCAGAAGTATTATCAGGGTTAGATTTATCATCTACTTTCTGTTCGCCCTTCTGCGATGGCTCTTTAACCGCTTCTTTTTTTTCAGGTTGCGAATCTGAGGAAGTTTTGTCTCCCTTGTCCTTCGTTTCAAGGCGCTCGAATGACTTATCTATATCGAGCTGATTACCTTCGCTTGGGACTTCGTCAAAAATGTTTGTTGGCATATTGTTAGCAGGCTGTTCTTTAGGGTCTTCAACTCAGGAAAAGACCTTTAGTTATTTATAATTAACGCTCTTCAAAACGATTACCTTTCTTTGTATGACCCTTTTCCATAAGCTCAGAAGTAGAACTCTCTTCTACCTCATTGAAATGCTCGTCTGTCTTGTTACTCTCATCCATTTGAGTGCAATGAGCGCAAGGTGCGCCACATGTACCACAAGACTTTTCACCTGCTTTCTGGCTTCCCGATAACTTTATTGCTTCTTCTTGGTATTTATTATTCATTTGATTTTATCTTTAATTGCTTTCAACTGATGAGCTGACCGACCTTCAACTCCTTTTATCTTCCCTGCGTTTTTCGATGCGTAGAAGACCTGCTCGCCTTTGTCTTCTCCGTACTCCTTTTTCATGTTACTCATTATGTCCGAACCTTTTTTAGTGAGTGGCATGTTATTTGATAGGAACTTGGCTAATAATCTGTTTCTCTTGCGCCTGAACTGGACTAGGGTTCGGTGCTGACGGAGTAACGCTATTCGGTGGAGCGCCACTTGTCGAAACAGGAGCATTAGGAGTTGGTGCCGTTGGCATAGGTGGTTGCATACCTAGATATTCCTGCATGTACTGTTGAGGCAAGAGTTTATACATCATTAACTTCATAGCACTTTCAGTAGGGTTCTTATCTTTTGTCTTCTCAAAATAAGTCAAAGGGTCTAGCAATCCAGCTTCGTACTCGGAAAGAGCAGAATTAAATACGGACAACTCATCCTGTGGAACGAGTGAGCCATTCTGAACATTTACTGTAAACTTTCTACCTTGTGGGATTTCACTTGCTTGCAACTGTGCCATTTGCTGAGTGTTTTCTGGTCCAATAACAGAAATCATGTGAGGAGTATCCCAGTACACATAAATCATCTGTAAGAAGTGATTAAAGATTCTGCCAGCCGCCAATTCAAGCATTTCGGTAACACCACCACCTGTGCGAGAAGTATCTTGCTGACCGACAATAATCTTTCCTCGTACAGTCTCCTCTTGCGAAGTAGATTCTGCTGTTGAGCCACTGACACCAAAACGTGCCATAAAGCGTGTCCTATCGTCTTGTATGCGTTCATAGACGACTTCTGGTATATCATGGTTCTCTGGGAACATAAGAGCCTTAGAAGGTTCGCCGGGAGTAACGATTGTACGACCTTGACGACGAGCCTCTGCAACCTGTGCCGCCTGTTCTTTGTTGAACATCAATCCATTTACAACGACACCGCCATTGATGTTATCGACATTCCTATCGTACTGTTTCAGTCCTTTGTTGATGTTGTCCTGAGTGACAAGTCCCTGAGATACGAGACCTGTCTCATCGCATGGCTGAGTTCCTAAATCAAAAACTGTAAGGAATACAAATGGAATCTTAGGGCGTGGGAAGTGGTTATGTCCCGGTACTTCCTGCATCGTAGGCTGACCCATAGCGTCTACCGTCCGCTGTTGCTTTGGATAATTAAAGTTAGGGTTCTTTGACTTATGTAAAATGATATCGCCTAGCTTGTAGAATACATACTCGTCAGTCCAGCATTGCTTATAGCCCATGAGTGAGCCGAGCTTGCCTTGTGCTTCCTTTTCAATCTTATCTTTATGTTCAGGGAAACGAGTAATAAGATTACGAGCAGTATCGTAGAGTTTAAGATTCAAGAACTCACCAACATATTCTCCGTCTTCAATGTAACCGTTAGGGTCAAGCTCTAGGTCTTTAGGATTGATAGCTTTAACAATGATTTCATTATCCTCGCCGTTGTAACCAATCTGCCATACACCTAAGAAGCGTAGACTCCAATGACGAACACCTTTCTTCAACTTAGTTTTTAGATGATTGTACTGTGCAAGATATTCAAGAGCCATGTGAATCTTGTCAGCAACCTCTTTCATTTCAGGAGAATTGTCACAGCCAACAATAGGTTCAGGGTTCTGTTGAGTGGCTTGTGGAATCATTGTCTCAACCGCTTCAAAGATTATGTTATCTGTGAGAGGTCGTTTGCCATTCTCGTATTCACTATCAGGAAATTGCTTGCCAATCCAATAACGCTGATTGATGTCTCCAGCTTCATGTATTTGTTTCTTGGTAGTTGATCCGTCATAAAGTAATCTCCATGATTTTTCAAGTTCAATCAAATCCCTATCATCCATGTCCAAAGTTAATTCACCGAGACTCTCAACTAATCCTTCCTGTTTTTCTCCGTCAGCATTTTTACCCTTCGCTTTATTATAGTTTGCGAATAGTGAGTAAAATCCACTTGTGAGTATGCCTGCCATTTTTATATTTTGTTTATTTAAATACTAAAAGAGCGCCCAGAAAAAATCTGATGCGCTCCCATTGCGTTGGTTAAGCGTTTACGATGTAATTATATTCCTACTATCCTAGAGTGTCAAACAAGTCAAGGGTGTGTATAACTATAACGCAAAAATTCCCAGAGAGGGGAATGATTGCGATTATTAGCTTTGATCATATTCCCATGAATTTTGTAAAGAACATCTACCTAAATTATACCACACTAAAACTTATTTGACTTAGGTGAATATGTGTATAAGTGCCTGTCCACAGATAGTATATCCCCCTCTTTGGAGAAGTTAATCGTTGAAGAACCACGCTTGATGTCCAATGCACCAGAGCTTATTAAAAAGGTTATTTTATCGTAATACTGCATAAAGAGCTTAAATGCTTCTGCATCTTGATTTGAAAGTGTGATAATCGCTGTCATAAATTATGTATAGCGCCAGTCCGATTCCTTTGGAGAAACTTCTGGCATTATTAATTGTATCCCATCTGTCGTATTGTTGTGATATCGATAAGGTGCTTCGGGTATAACTGATTTCCTTTCACTACCCCCAACGAACTGACTCTCATTCTCTGCGAATCTATCATAGGCTACTCGATAGTATACCATAGCAATAGCCCAGTCATTGCGGTCTGAACGCTCCCAGACATAGACAAGATTGCCCATTCTGTCCTCATCAACAATACGATACATATGAGACCAATGAAGCCACATATTCCACCATTTCTCTAAGTTACCCATAAGGAGAATACGCTTGTCGTTCATCTCGTCTACTGTCTGCTGAATAATACGATTACGGTCTACAAGCACTCTGCCGTATTCTTCGCCGTCTCCCCACTTGATAAGATTCATGGACTTTTTATCTTGCACGAATGAACATAAAAATACTTTACCTTTGTTATCATCTGCGAACTTACGGACTCCAATGATATCTCCGCCTTGGTCAATAACCATTATCCAGTCGTTATGCTTATCACATTCACGCTGTAGCTCCTCATAAGTATCACATTCGCCCATATCTATGAGCCCGTTCATATCACCATAACACCAACGAATCTTTATACCTGTATCAACTCCAAATAATACACGACCCTTACGTTGTTTCTCCTCTGTCAAAATACCTTTAATTGTTTCAAGCGTAACCTTTGACTTGTTATCAGCATAAGGCAAAGCGAGTACGAAGTTATGGAAGTATTGAGCTTCCTTCTCTTTAAAGTCTTTAATGATTTTACTAGCAGGAATCCATGCACAGATAAGCTGTGGAATATGATAGCCACTAAACTCCGCTTCTGGGTTCTTCTTTCTCCAATGTCCCTCACGTCTATCTTGGTCAGTAATCTCATTCTGACAAAATTTGCATTGATAACATTGTCTTTGCTGATCAACTGAGTATGGCCACTCCATGAACTGCCATTCTTTACAAGCTGAACATAAAATAAACCATTCTTTCATATCGGATTTAGCCCAATATTGGTCTATACCGTTTCCAACCACACTAGGATGAGAGAAGTACCAACGCCAACCACCTGCTTCTGCTTGCTGGCGTGTTTCGTATTGGATAATAACCTCTGGATTAGAAGCGTCTATTTCGTCATGCACGTTTAACTGTGAGGAGAACATGGTAGCAGACTTGGTTGTGAATGTACCACGCCAACGAATCATACTATCGCCTATCTTCTTCTGTTCAATTGTGTCATGGTCTTTAGTCCAATTTTGGAATACTTTGTTTTGAGCAATAATACGGTTAATCTTATCGCCCACCATATCAAAGACATCGGACATAGTAGGCAATGTGTAGATGATGTCCTTCTTCAAGAAGCGAGCTACCCATAGAATCTTGATAGTAAACATAACCGTAGCGCCTATCTGGGGAGCTTTCAGGATAGCTTGATATGGACTCATGTCCTCTAGAATATCTTTCAGAAACGGTCTATCACGAAATGATAAAGACAAACCACGCTCACTTTTGATATCCTGTCCCTTAATAAAAAGATACGGATTTACCGCTTCAAGCTCTTCTGGTTTTATATCAAGAGGTTTTTGCTTTAGCATGTTTTATCTTGTTAGCTCGTGTTCTTTTGATATTTCTCTCTTTCTTACAAGGAAAGCAACAAGCTGGAACTTTATTCTTTCGTTCAACGATATCTCCACAATGTTGACAAGGTACTTTAATCATTTTATTTCATCAGCAATTAACTTAGAAGCTATCTCTTTGGCGAGTATAGTCATCTTCTCTCGGTTTTCAGTGTTTACTTCTACATTTACATTCAAAGACTTTTCAGGAGCATACGCACCTTTCAATTTATAAGCCATTTCAAGTCCTTTAGATACTGCTTGCGTCTCTATTCCGTTATCAATCACTTCACCCTCGACAACGATGTTATCCCTCTTATTCAAAAGCTCTATATGCCTTTTGGTGATCAGTTCGTCAGGTATCATATCAGCCAACGACTTTGACACATTAGCAATTTCCTGTTGAATCTTAATTTTTCTTAATAGGTTATGTCCCGTAACAGCAGATACATTATCGTCTTTCTTTTTCAAAACCTTTTTAACAGCCTGAGTAGCATTACCACCATTGAGTACATACTCTTTAGCAAATGCTTTGTCTTTAGGCTTTAGTTTGGTCATTGTTTTTAATTGTCCACCCATTAGGAAACTGCTTATCTAGTCTATCAAGCATTTCACCATAAGTAATCATTTCTTGTTTTAGACTAAGTACAAATAACAATGCTTCATCAGTCATTCTGTGGATCAATTCGATAAAGGCTAATTCAGATTGTCGTATGTAGGTCATTTTGTTGTAAAGAATGTTGAATGTATGTGCTTGTATTTTGTATCACAACCTGTTTTAGAGCATTTCCAACCTTTAGGAGTGGGAATGTAAACTGTTGTCGTGGAATCATCTACGATAGAAGCTAGATCATTCATCATCTTCTGATTCTTTGTCTTTCTTCTTTTTTTTGTTTGGTTCGTATTTGCCATAGAGTTCTTCGTAGTTTTTGTTTGGTGTGCCGTCTTTGTTGAATGGTTGCTGGATATCGGCTTCGTAATACTTTGCTTCTAACTCTAGCCTTCTTAAGAATGTACCTGATAGATTTCTCATCTCACAATTATCACATACTCGCTTTCCGTCTTTATACCGTAGGACTGTTACTTGTTTTCCGCATTGACACTTTAGTTTTCGCATGAAGGTTAGGGTATTTATCTCTCTTACGTCTTGCGGAGTAACGACTATTCTCCTGACCATGCCAGCATTTACGGATTTGACCGACTGATACGATATAGGTTCTTCCGCAATGGCATTTTATTTCTTTGCGCACAAGAGCATGACTTCCTGAATAAAATCTATCTGTTCTCGTACCGCTTCTCCTAATATTTGTTTTATAATTACTCATCTGATTTTGGTGGGACTTTTACAACTGCAATAGTTCCCTTGTTTATCAAACGACCTTTAGCGAATGAGACTGCATTTTCAATCGAACAACGTGTAGCTTTTACTGGATCAATTATACCAGATTTTATCATATCAACATAGGTTTCATTTTCTGCATCAAAGCCTTTTCCTTTTGGCATATTGACTAGAATGTCTGCGTAATCAAGTCCAATGTTATCAATGATTCTCTTGAACGGAGATAGGATAGCTTTTTTCATAATTCTTTCACCGATATCCGTACTAGATAATTTCTGTGATACACGATAGAAAGCCATGCCACCACCTTCAACAATCCCTTCCTCTAAAGCGGATTTAACGGCATTTACAGCGTCTTCAACCTTGTCATAGAGTCCTTGTGTCTCTCCTTCAGTCTTTGAACCGACTGAAATGACGGCCACATTACCCTGCAAACGAGCTATACGCTTCTCTACCATGTCATAATCGTTATCATTGGTGATTGAGCCTAATTGCTGTTTTAGTTGCTTTACGGTTGATTTTACGTTTCCTGCGCCATTAAGAATGATAGTCTTACCACTTGTAGCAATAATCTTTTCAGCTTTACCGAGATTTTCAAGTGTAATTTCTTCTAGTTTATAACCTGCATCTTTTGAAATGAAAGTAGCACCAGTAACTAAAGCTACGTCTTCAAGGACTTCATTTTTCTGTGAAGCACACTTAATTACGAGGGTATTAAACATACCGACTTGCTTGTTATAGGCAAAAGTATTAAGTACGGCTGGGTCTATTTCAGTACAGAAAATAACAAGCTCTTTGATAGTAGCTGAGGCTTTTTCTAGGAATGGCATAAGTTCAGCGATTGTAGATAGTTTCTCGCCGATCACCAGTGTACGAACCCCTTTGAATTCTGCCTTATTACCCTTATTGCACATGAAAGGGTGAACATAGCCTTTTTCTACTTCATAGCCTTCAACGAGTTTAACTTCGGTACTAGGTAGTTTAGATTCTTCAACAGTAATCTTTCCGTCTTTGCCGACTGCTTCAAATGTATCGGTAATAATGTTAGCAATCTCTTCTGATTCAGATGAGACTAAGGCGACTTGATATATTTCTTTTGATGTTCGGATAGGCTTAGCTATCTTTCGCAATTCGTCAATGATTTTAACCTTAGCCTTTTCGATAGATTTGTTTATCTTCTTAGGGTTTTCGGAATACTTAAATGCTTCTGTTGGGATAGCATGGCATAGGCAAATTGTTGTAGTAGTAGCATCTCCTGCTTCTTCATTAGTTTTAGCCGCCGCCTCGCACATAAGGTTAAGTGTTTGACGTTCAGTATCGTCATTAACTTCAAGTGCTTTAGCAACACTAACTCCATCAGTAGTAACACGAGGGACTGAAAAAGCTCGGTCTAGTGTTACTGCTCCACCGCCCGGGCCGAGAGTACAGCAGACGTACTCCTCGACCAAGTCCATAACTCGTATGATTTTCTGGCGATCTTCTATTCCGTTAGAGAGTATTTTCATTTTGATATTGCAACTATTGACTTATAATTTACGAAGAAAAAATTGGCATGTTCTATAACGTGAGACTCTTTTGAAAACAATGCTTTA